CGACCATCACTATCATGCGACTGGTGCCGGCAATACCAGTTATCCTGACCCTGAATGTCAACAAGACATCCGTGCGACGGGTCATACGGGCACTCGGGGCCCCAATACCAATCCGTTCTCACCCACTTCACACGAATGGTGTCGCGGGTCGGCTCCTCATGCTCCCAAGTCGGCGGGAGGTCGCGGTAGGCCCTTCTGCTCTTTACACTCATAGCGGGAGAATAATGGAAATAAAAGAAAAGTCAATGGATAAAAACATAACAACCCCAGTTTTGGAGGTTGACCCAGAGGAGATCGTTCGGACGTGCCTTAACTGCGGATCGCAAATGGACGACAGAAAGTGTAAACTTGTATGCGAATGCGGATACTTCGCATCGTGCTCAGATTACTATTAGGAGTTAAAAATGTTAAAAACTATAGACCAAGCGTTTGCGGAGCTTGACGAAGCAATGGCACGAGACCAGAGGGTGTGGCTCATTGAGAGGAGCAAGTACGGCTACTGGGGTGTTGCTGTTGTCCGTGACCTGCCGCCAGAGGAGTGGCCAGAGCCAGACCTTTTTGGCGTGATACCAGAAAGCGATAAGTGGCAAACGATTGCCTACCGAAGGCACGAAGACCTAGCGCAGGCAATATCAGACGTTGCAACAGAGGTCACGGCTTGGAACAGCACAGACAAAAACCCGAATGAAAAGGAGGGATAATGTCTTACGCAATTGCCAATATCCCGCCAATTTCTTGCTATGTTCGCAGGGAGTACCTGCGCGATTTGCAGGACGGACACGGAGATTTTACCCCAGCCTATTGGGTGACAGTCAAAGCAATTAGACACAGGGCGCTATACGTTGAGGCGTTCTTGCCCGAGTACGGGGCGCTCTACGACAAGCTCCCCCTCAGCGCCTACGTCTGGAGGCCAGAAACGCCAAAGCCAGACCTTGCGCTTGGAGACCTACAGCTTTGGGACGCCAACTCCACCCAGGTGGCGGTTATTGAGAAGGCGGTCCTCAAGAACATGCGCTGTAAGTTCCGAACCCAGGATGCATCATGGCACCACGGGCATTATTTATTCACAGTGGATATGGTTCATTCAGACCCCAATGAGATTGACGCCAATTGGGCAAGGCTCCCAGCAGAGCATAAGTCCTACAACTTTATCCGCCTAGACAACGGGCAGTTCGCCGCACAGCCAAACAACCGCGTTCTTTGGGAGGATGAAGCTCTCGTGTACAAGGAGCCAAAGCGACCAGACTTCAAAGTCAGCACAAAGGAATTCTCGGCAGAAGCCGGAAGGTGGAAGCTGGGCGATGAGGAGTCTTGGTCTTATGAACCAGAGAAGTTGCTGCCGGGTGAAAGGATGGAAAGACCCGGCAGCTAGTTGAGTATACACGATGATGTATACTGGGCGCATGGAAAACCGAGAGGGAGCGCCAACAGAAAAAGTATGGGCTATTTATCATTTGTACGCCCAGCAATTCCCAGTGCTTATCTCCCTTGATCAGCGCGCCCCAGACGACAGCGCACCGTATGTGGTGACCATTGGAGAGGGGCTTGAGGAGCTAACCCGCCTTTCCGACGATGAGGTCAGCTGGCTCCTCAGAAAGAAGGTAGGAATCAAGTGAGCAAAAGACTTCTCCTTATTGTCCCAAGCAGAAAAAGGCCATCGGCATGCGACGAACTTTTGTCCGCATTCAAAGAAACAGCTCAAGACGCGGACATTATTTTTGGTCTGGATGACGACGACAAGAGCAAGTATTCGCCAGAAGTGCTAAAGCACGCGGTGATCAACCCAAGGCTTCGCATGGGCGGGACCCTAAACCACATTGCCCGAGAAAACAAAGATTCATACGACTTTCTCGCCTTCATGGGCGACGACCACCGTCCGCGGACAAAAGCGTGGGACAAGATTCTCTGCGATGCAATCGGGGACAAGCCTGGTATTTCATACGGGGATGATCTCCTTCAAGGTGCAAACCTTCCAACCGCCATCACAATGTCGGCAGAGATTGTGCGAAGAATCGGATATATGGTCCCTCCATGTTTGATACACCTGTACATGGACAACTTCTGGAGGGACTTTGGGAGCAAGATAGGAAACCTCCAGTACCGAGCAGATGTTGTGATTGAGCACATGCACTATCTTGCTGGAAAGGCAGTCAACGATCTGCAGTACCAGGAAGTCAATGCGTCTCATGTGTACGCAAAAGACGGTCTTGCCTACGAAGACTATCAGCGCACACAAATGGAAACGGACGTGAATCTGGTGCTACAAAAGTGATTGTGTTAATCACCGGCCACAAGGGCTTTGTCGGCCGGCACTTCACGAGGCACTTTAGGGAAAAGGGTTGGGATGTTCACGGAATTGATATTGCGTCGGATAACCCAAAAGACGCAAGAGACTTTTTCAGAAAAGACGATGTTCAGTACGACCTAGTGGTCCACTTGGCCGCCGTCGTTGGCGGCAGGGCAAAGATTGAGGGCGACCCCCTCTCTGTTGCCGTTGACCTTTCCATTGACGCAGAGATGTGGCAGTGGTCAATTAGGACGAAGCAGAAGCGCGTGGTGTACTTCTCTTCTTCGGCGGCCTACCCGATTGAGTTGCAGACCCGAGAAGAACACGTTTCTCTCGCCGAGCACATGATTAACCTAAATGACATCCGCAGCCCTGACTTTACTTACGGCTGGTCAAAGCTGACGGGAGAATATCTTGCTCAGTTTGCAGAGGCAGAAGGCGTGCGCACGCACATATTCCGCCCGTTCTCAGGATATGGTGAAGACCAAGCCCTTGACTATCCTTTCCCATCGTTTATTGAGCGCGGCAAGCGCAAGGCTGACCCATTTGATGTGTGGGGGGACGGCATGCAAACCCGCGACTTCGTCCACATTGACGACATCGTCTCAACCGTTCAAGCCGCTATTGACCAGGACTACCGCGAGCCATTGAACATTGGGACCGGCAGGCCAACCTCGTTCTTAGATCTGGCGGTTATGGTTGCAAAAGAAGCAAATTACCAGCCAGAGATAAAAACTCACCCAGACAAGCCAACTGGCGTGTTCTGGAGGGTCGCAGATCCAGCCAATTGTTTTAATGTGTGGATGCCACGAATCACCCTTGAGGAGGGAATCCGCAGGGCCATGTTGACAAGATGAGACCTGCCAGATAGGCTTGCCCATGAAAGGGGGAAGGCACATGGGAGAATTAATACGGCTATACACAATTGAAGAAGTTCAAGAAAACCTTAAAGAGTGCCAGTCTAAAATAGCCGCGCACGTCGCGCGCCAGAAAACGCTTCGCGTTGCCGAGCTAAGAAATTGGGCGCAAGCTCGAGAATTTTTATACCTTGCTGTGCAGGTGTATGAAAAAGTTGGCAATTGTACCGACTTCCAAAACCTTGCCCAAAGCGGCGTTCATTTATCAGACGAGGCAAGATCCGCAAGTAAGGGGCACGATGAAAACCCAGGCCGATGGCCGTAAGGAGCAACCAGTGCCAAATAATCAAGTAAAGACATTTGAGGAAACGTTTAAAGAGATCTACGACGAGGCGTTCCAGCTCTTGTGTGACAAGCAGCGCAGATATGGCAACTCAAACATTGAGCAACTTGGCTTACACGGCGTAATCAGCCGCATTGGAAACGACAAGATTGCCCGAGCAAAGAAGTTTTTGCAGGGAAAAGTTATTGACGGCCAAGTCATCCTTGATCCGCTTGATGTTCAAACTGACGAGTCGCTTTCAGACACGCTGCTTGACATTGCAAACTATGCATTGATTGCGGTTGCATTAAAACGCGGCGCTTGGGGCGCGCCAATGCTGGAGGACGTAAAGAAAAATGCCAAATGATCAACTCCTACAAGCAATTCGCGCCGCCCACCACGAAGGATACATTCAGGCAATGCGCGAAACGCACGCGCGCATGTCAAAAGAGGTAGGATGGGCGTCCGCCAAAGAGGCAGATGATGCCTACCACCGCGGCCTAAGAGACGGCATCATTAGAGCATGGGAGGCCATAGGGCTACAACGATGGACCAAGACAGATTCACAGTCTGGAAAATAGAACACACGGCAGAGAAAGAGTGGAGGTGGGCTTTATGGGACGAGAAAAATCAACGCGTCGCCGTCAGCGGAATAGCGTCAAGCGTGGACGAGGCAACCCAGCTGATGCAGCAATGGCTTTTACTGATGACCAGCGCGAGCGAACTGATCAGCCAACAAAAGCCCTGAGGCAAGCCGAGCAGATCTGGCTAGGGGCTTCGCTTATAGCCAGCCACCGAGTTCCGTTTAGGCAAAGCAATGCTGTAATGGCAAAAGAGGCACAAGACTCGCTTAACCACTTGGCGTCGTCTTCATTTGGCAAATCCGCGCAGGTGTTTGTTGATCCGCCAGAGCGCGGCACAAAAACATGGTTCCTTGAAATTACTGGTGAGCATCAGGGCCTCCCAATTGAGTTTGAGATGGAGGCGGCTAGCGTTGACGAGATTGTTGGCAGCGCCCTAGTCTGGATCAACTACAAGGTGAGCCAGGCATGAACCCGGCGGATAAAATTAAAATTATTATTGATGCGGCGTTGGACGGTCCGCTTCCAAAAGCATTGGTTGGAATTGGGGACACGGCAAACGGGAAGCTTGATGTCATTGTTAGGTTTGCATATATTGCTGGCATGAAAAGAGCCTTAGAAATTATTGAAGATTATGAACAAGATCAAAGAGATGCTGAGGCGGAGCAAAGGTTTACTCGGCCAATTAACCCTAACCCAGTAACTAAAATTTCAAAAGAGCTAAAGGAAAAAAAGTGAAATACGGCTTGCTTGATTTCCTTAAGCGAAGTGCAAACAATTGGGTGCGCGATTCTCGCCTAGCTGAAATTGATCCAATGTGGAAACAAAAGATTGAAGAGATCAAACGATCTGGCGAAAAAATTGAATCCCGTATTGTGAAAGATGGCAACGGCGAGGCTACGATGTATCGCCTTGTAAAGCTTCGGGGCGCCGCTGGAGACTGGCGCTGCGCATCCTGCTACACGAACGTTTCAGCAGAGTGGGCCGCGCAAATGGAAAAAACGCTTGCAGACAATATTCGCCAAGGATACTGCACTCCCTGCAAGAAGAAGAGAATATTTCAGCCAGTATGAAAACCGTTGTTTTTATTCTTTCATTCGTTTTGGCATTTTTTGGCACAGCAGAAGACGCCAGCGCCGCGAAAAAGAAAAAGATATATCGCGTTAGGACCTCGTGGTCGGAGTATTACGGAGAGAAGTGGGCTCAGGACAGGTTAAATCAGCCATTTGGGCGACTTGACGGGTCGGCCCCTTCCAACCTAGGTGCTGGGAGCGGTGTGACCGTATACGTGATTGACACTGCTAGCAGCGAAAATGATTGCAATGGCCATGCAACATTTGTCTCGTCTCTTGTGAATGACGAAGAGTTTGGAGTTGCTCCTGCCGCTGACGTTGTGAATGTAAAAGCCCTTGATTGCGACGGTTCTGGCACTGTCGCCCAGGTCGTTGAGGCAATCAACTGGGTTAAAGATAATGCTGACTACAGCAACTCTGTTGTAAACATGAGCCTTGGCGGACCAAAGAGTGCAGCAATTGACAGTGCAACAAACGAGCTTGCTGACCTTATGCCAGTGGTTGTTGCTGCTGGGAATGACGGTGGACACGCATGCAACATGAGCCCGGCTAGGGCTGTAAACGCGATTACGGTCGCCTCGTTTAACTTCTCTGGGCTTCGCTCGTTGTTTTCAAACTGGGGTTCGTGTGTAGACATTTGGGCCCCTGGGAGCTATGTGGATGGAAGATGGTCAGACGGTGATCATAGGCAGGCAAGCGGGACAAGCGCATCAGCACCGCTCGTTGCGGCATCAATTGCCTACATTGCATCGCGTGACGGAGTCGGAACAATGCAGGCTGCGCAAACGCTATTTAACGAAAGCAGTAACCTTCCAATTATTGACGGGCGATGCATAGGGCGCTGTAAAGTTTTGTGGCTCAGGGAAACTTCAGACTGGTGGCTTAGAAGCGACTCCCCGTCTTGGCGGCCGTAAAGTAAAACTGGCTTCCAGTTAGGTCCGCAGCGTAGACCAGCGCGTCAACAAGGTCATCGTGCTCTCCGTTTGGGAATGAAGCCAACTCAGACTCAAGTTGCGCAATCCCAGGTGCACCCTTGACGTGAAAAACTTTCCCAGCCTCATAGCGAGCAGCAAGAGCCCTAGCGCGAGTCACCTTATCTTTATCTGGTCTCACTGCTCGAGCAGGAAGCGGAGTGCTTCCAAGTATTTCCCTAACAAAAGTACTTTGATGCTGAACCGCTTCTATGTTTACTGACTCAAGATATCTTGATCCAGGATTTGATTTATCTCCGCTTGGGAGCATGTGCTCAGGCCACATAAGTCGCGGTCCGCCGTCCTCACAAAGAGAGCCGTCTTTATCTATTCCTGTAAGCCACTTCTTGTGTCCTTCGGCAAGTCTCGCCCTCCACGCGCCAACCACGTAAAGATTATGATCTGCGTCTTCAACAACCTCAACGCACGAGGTGTAATCGCTTCTTTCTGAAGCAGAAGATGCGAGGTCAACGCCGACCCTGTGAGCACCATCAGGCGCTACATCTTTACGCAAAAAGTTATCTGTTCTAAAAATATTTCCGCCCATTGCCTGTACATCGTTCTGAAACTGAAGCATAAAAATCGGAGTTCCAAGCTCTTCACGTTTTCTTTCAAGATCGGCAATTGTGTACATCTGTGGCCAAAGCGGGCTGTCGCCCTCAATCGCGGCCCGAAGCATGACTGGAGTCCCCTTCTCTTTTAGCCCAGCATAAAAGTCATCTTCATGCCACCGTGTGCCGATGTACCAACGCTTAGCCCCTGGAACGAGCATTGGGTCAACGACCTGCCAGTAGGTGTCTGAGGCTTTTTGTCTTTGAACGGCGGTTGCGTTTTCCTTCATGCCGACCATGTCGTCGCCAATTAAGATATCCAAACGTGCCCCAGGCTTAATAGACCCGAGCCCGTCCGCAAAGCAAGTGGCGTCCTTGCCTAGGTTAGTGTTTTTAATTGTCCATACTTCGTCTGTCCACTTCGGTCCAGCAACCCCGTCTCTAGCCCACTCAAAAATCTCGGCAAAGTACGGCGACTCAATAATTGCTTTGATTGCCCGAGAGCGGGCTAAGGCGTCAGAAAGAACAGAAGTTAGAATCCCAACCCTAATTTTCCCCTGGTTGACGCCAATAAGCCGGGCAACGCGATGGATGAGTTGCGTTGTTTTAGCGTGACCGCGAGGCATGAGAACGAGCGCGCGCTCGCTTTTGTCTAGGAAGCGTTCCATTTCACGAAGATGCTTTGGGAAAACAAGATTGCTGACATATTCCGCAAAAGCGGCGTCAGACGTTTTCGCCTGTTCCCTCAACCACTGTCGGTACTGCTGGTTTTCCATCTGCCTCCTCCTCTAGCGCTTCAGCCCAATTCCTCATTCTTTTTGCAAGGTCATTTGCGCTTATGTTATCAAGGGGGTGCTCGGCGCTTTGAATCTGAATAGGGCCACCGTTTTTTCCGCTAAGCTCAATCCGATCAGGAACATATACCCCAGAAAGCTTGGCAATTCTGTCCAAAACCTCAAGTTGAAGCTTCAGAAAAGTCGCCTCGCCATTTGCGGACTTTTCCTTAACCCTTGAGTAGCCGGCAGAGGCAAGCATGGAAATCCTGTTGGCTCGAGCGATCAGCTCGTCCCTGCTCTCGTCTCCAGTGAGTTTTTCCTCGGCCCAGCTGTTTCTAATCTTTGTAATTCTTTTCCTAACAGTGTCTGGCTGCAGGCCAACGGCCTTGGCAATTTGGTCAACAGAAGCGCCAGTAGCCATCAGCGACTGGATATCGCGGTTGATCCGCTCGTTTTCCTCTTGCGTCATTCTTCCGATTTTTGCCATGGCCTTACTATAACATACTATCTGCTGTTGTCAGCAACTTACCATCCTGCGTTTGCATAGTTCAAAAAACCCAGATAAGATTGGAGCATGGGAAGATTTGAAAGCACAAGAACAGAGCCATACGAACAAGAGACGATCCTCTTTAGGGAGGTTATTGACGTGTGGGCCAAAAGAGACGGGGTATCGGCAAGAAGGATTTTTAGCACGCTTGAATATCTTGGAAGAAGCAGCAGTTGGGCAAGGGAGAGATATTACGGAAGGGCTAAAACCGAAAGCACGGACACCCAGTACGTTAGGATGGTTTCGCTTGGGGCAGACGCCAATAAAGACGACCAGCAACTTGCTTCTGACCAGTTGGAAATTTACAAAAAGGTAATAGCAGACATGTGCAGGTCGTGTGCCTCTGGTGGTTCGGAGGACCAGCCGCTTAAGTGCTGGGATGCGCTTTGCGCATTAAGGCCAGTTTCCCCGCTCCCCCTTCAAAAAAAGGCCCGAAGAGAGCCTCCGCTGAGCGCCGAAGACTAAACGGTAACCGTAGAAAATAAGCCCGTAGAGTAGGCGGTTTCCGCAGGCTATAATCCAGCCATGGCACTTTCCACCTTTGACATGTCCGCGGAACAGGGTAGCGATTTTGCTACGACCGTTACCTACACCAATGACGCTGGAAGCGCAGTTAATTTGACTGGCTACACTTCAAGGATGCAGGTAAGGAAATTTGCTGGATCAAAAACCCCATTTTTGACTCTTACCAATACGGGCGGAATGACCATCACGGCCGGGACCGGTGTGATTAGCGTTGCCATTACCGCTGCAGCCCTTTCAACGGTGCCAGCTGGTTCGTATGTCTATGATCTTGAGATTGTTAGCGGGGCTGGGGCGGTAACCAAACTGCTTTCAGGTGATTTTGACGTGCTGGCTGAGGTTACGCGATGAGCCCAGTGACCGTTACCGAGGTCAATCGCAACGTTTCTGTAACGAGCCCGGCATCAAGCAGCCTTACGGTTTCAACTGCGGCGGTCCCAAACCCACATGGAACGTACACCCACACTCAAACTTCAGCCTCGGCAACGTGGACCGTAGTCCACAACCTGAACTGCAAGCCCTCGGTAACCATCGTGGATAGTGCTGGGAACGTGCAGATCGGAGAGGTATTGTATGACTCCGACAATCAGATTACCCTAACCTTTGCTGCCGCGTTTAGCGGCTTTGCCTACCTAAACTGAGGAGATACCCGTGAAGGTCCTGACGAGTCTAACGCTTAGCAGCTTCCTAGACCTACAGAAGAATGAGTTGCGCAATGCCGCCATTCAGGTCCTTGCGACCGCCCCATCTTCGCCTGTCACGGGTCAGATTTACTACAACTCAGACATCAACGATGGTCCGATTGGGATCATGGTTTACAACGGCTCCGCATGGGAGGCCGTTGGGTCAATTGACGGACTTCAGGGCACCGCCCCAATCAATGTCAGCATTTCTTCTGGCGTTGCAACGATCAGCATTGATGCCGCAGACAGCGACAGCGCTGGCTCAATGTCGTCCGCCCATTACAACCTTGTCAATGGCGCCACCGATAACAATACCGCCAGCACGCTTGTCAAGCGAGATGCAGATGGCGACTTTGCTGCTCGAGACATTGATGCGCGCATGGTCACACTCAGTGGAACAACTACAAACTCCACCGATGCAGCGACTAAGGGATATGTTGACTCAGTAGCACAGGGTCTTGATGTCAAGGAATCTGTGCATGTTGCGACGACTGCAAACCTTGCATCGCTTAGCGGTTTGCTCACGATTGACGGGCACACTGTTGAGGTCGGCCAGCGCGTCCTCGTAAAGAACCAGAGCACTGCATCTGCAAACGGTATCTACGTTGCCGCAGAAAGCACCTGGTCACGAGCTGATGACTTTGACGGAACGCCAGCAGTTGATACTGGCGCATTCACTTTCGTTGAGTACGGTACTGCCAATGGCGGAACTGGTTGGGTCCTCACCACTACAGGAACAATCACCATCGGCACGACCGCACTTACCTTTACGCAGTTCTCCGGCGGTGGAACATTCACTGCTGGCGATGCGCTGTCGCTCACTGGGTCTGAGTTTGATGTTAAGTTTGACAACTCTTCCGTTGGTGTTAACGGCAGCAATCAGTTGGAAATCAAGGACAATGGCGTCACCTCTGCGAAGATGGCAACAGGCTCTGTGGAGCTTGGAACCGACACTGTTAGCGGAACGCTTGCGATTGCGAATGGTGGTACTGGTGCAAGCACCGTTGCCGATAATCTAGTCTTTGCT